TTATGGAGATAATCGATTCTAGGGGGGTTTAAATGCGTTCTAGGGGTATTCTTAGGTTTGGGTCACCTACGGTTCCCTAATGAGATAAGTCACTAGTGCGCAGCACTCTTATATGTTATTAATATAAATAATAATAAAGTATAAATAAACTATAAAATACTATAAATACTATAAATAAAATACTATAAGTATTAATAATATATAATTATAACATTAGTTATAATTAATAATATTAATATTTAAAATAGCATACTTTCCATAAAAAGTCAAGTACTATCCATAAAATAATAAAATATTTTTATAAACACTTGACTTTTTATTAAAAATGGTGTATAATAGAAGGAGTAGTATAATTATGTTCCATAAAAAGGTAACTTATGTCCGTTAAAGAAGTATTAAATGCCGTTCTACCAACTGCCGCTAAAGATGAGAACGGCAATTGGACATGGGATTCTAAAGTTGCATTTGTACAACGGATGCTTGTCCATGGGAACATCCGTAAAGCATCCGAAGAACTAGGCATTCCAATTAACACGTTTAATAACTGGAGGAATGCCGATTGGTTTCAACCACTGATTGCTGAAGTTAAGCTTCAACAGAAGCTTGAGACTTCCAACAAGTTGAACCAAGTTGTAGAACGTGCCTTGGACATTGTAATGGACCGTATGGTCAATGGGGATTACGTCCTTAACAACAAGACTGGGGAAGTGATCCGTAAACCTGTCCAACTTAGAGATGCCTCTAGAGTAGCGACAGACATCTTGGGTAAGAAGCTAATTCTGGAAAAGACACAGACAGAAGAACACGTACAAGTGGATACTGTCAACGATACCTTGAAGAAACTGGCGTCAGAGTTCGCCAAATTCAATAAGAATATTTCTAAGCAAAACGCACAAACAATTGAATTTGTAGAGGTTACTGATGCCATTCATGAAAAACGGGAAACGTGATTATCGCCGAGAGGTGGATTTATACACCTCGAAACCAGAGGTTATCAAGAAACGTGTAGAGCAAAACAAAGCCCGAAGAATTATGGAGAAAGCGGGTAAGGTACGTAAGGGGGATGGTAAGGATGTGGATCACAAGACTCCTCTCTCTCATGGTGGTAAAACCACTAAGTCTAATCTTAGGGTTGTTAACCGAAGTACTAATCGCTCTTTCAGTCGCCGTTCTGATAGCAGTCTTCTCAACCAAATATCCAAAAAAGGAAAATAACATGTGGCAATCAATTCTAAAATTCCTGGGTTTTCGTGCCCAAGCTCGTGCCGTAGGCGCTGACGCTAAAGACGCTAACAAGGCTGCTGCTGCGGCTGTAGTTCTAGAAGAAATTCAAAAGAAGGCTGACGAAGAGGCAGCTAAAAAGAAGTAATTTAAGGGGTTCCATTGGACCTTTCAGCAGACGTGATTGCCGGATTCAGTGGCAGTCTATTACAGAGTAGTTTCGATGGTGCAGTAGAATCTCCCGAATGCCATATGGAATGGTGGGGTTACTGTACATCATCTAGTCCGAAAGTAGCAATTGCCGCTCCGCGAAGACACGCCAAAAGCACTGCGATTACTTTATCTTATGTGCTTGCTTGTGTTCTTTTTAGGAACCGCTCCTATGTGCTTATTATCTCAGATACAATCACACAGGCGACGCAGTTCTTAAACGACATTAAGCAACAACTCTACGATAACGAAAAGATTCGTAGTTTATTCAAGATCAAGGATTTTGAAAAGGATACTGAAGACGATATCATTGTATCCTTTGAAGATGGCGAAAAGTTCCGTATCTCTGCCAAGGGATCAGAACAAAAGATGCGGGGCCTTAAGTGGGACAACAAGCGACCTGACCTGATTGTTGGAGATGATCTAGAAAATGACGAGATTGTCCTCAACGTGGAACGCAGAAACAAGTTCAAACGTTGGTTTTACGGAGCTGTCATTCCCTGTTTATCTACTAGGGGGGTTATCCGGATCGTTGGTACCATCCTCCATGAAGATAGTTTCCTTAACAATCTTATGCCCAGTGAATGGGACAAGCGAACAGTCATCACCGATCTTAAAACGTATAGAAGTTCTCCTAGAAGGGGTGAATGGCTATCAGTAAAGTATCGTGCACACAATGATGACTTTACAAAGTTCCTCTGGCCTTCACACTATACCAAAGAGTGGTACATCTCGACAAAGCAAGATTACATTGATCGTGGATTACCAGACGTATATTCGCAAGAATACCTGAATATTCCGATTGATGAGTCTGTAGCTTACTTCAAACGTACTGATTTTATCTCAGAAACTGTAGAAGATAAGAAATCTAGACTAAACTACTATATTTCAGTAGATTTGGCGATTTCAGAGAAAGAAACAGCCGATTACTCGGTATTTTTGGTGGCTGGAGTAGACGAAAATAAGGTTCTACACGTCAAGAATATCATCCGAGAACGACTAGATGGTAGAGAAATTGTAGACACAATCCTGAGTTTACAACGAATTTATAATCCAGAGGCTATCGGTATCGAAGAAATGCAAGTGTCCAAATCAATTGGACCATTCTTACGAGAAGAGATGATACGGACAGGAGTTTATCCATCCATTCTTCCTCTAAAGCATAACGGTAAAGACAAGATAGCACGAGCTAAATCAATACAAGCTCGTTGTAGAGCAAAGTCAGTCAAATTTGATAAGTCTTCAGAATGGTATCCAATCTTTGAAGATGAATGTACTAAGTTCCCAAGAGGAACTAAAGACGACCAAGTTGACGCTTTTGCTTATATGGGCTTAATGTTGGATTCATTAATTGAAGCTCCGACTGATAAGGAAGTGATTGACGAAGAATACTATGACACCTTACGAGAATCAGGACAATCCGACTCAGGCCGTAGCAAATACACAGGATACTGAACTAAAAAAGTATCTTGAGTCCAATAATCTTTTAAAAGGTCTTGATGACGAGACTAAACAAAAGATTGCTAATCAAGTCTCAGAAGGTTATGAATACGATTTAAATTCCCGTGCTAAATGGGAACAGAATCTACAAGAATGGACTAATCTTGCCTTACAGGTACGAGAGGATAAAAATTGGCCGTGGCCTAAGGCTTCTAATGTCAAGTATCCGCTTCTCTCCATTGCTTCAATGCAGTTTAATGCTAGAGCATACCCGTCTCTTATCCCTGCTACTGGGGACATTGTTAAGTGCTCTGTAATTGGTGCTGATCCACAGCAAATTAAACTTGAACAAGCCAAGCGCGTAAGCAAGTTCATGTCATTCCAGCTTCTTCACGAAATGAAGAACTGGGAAGAAGATATGGATCGTATGCTTATCATGCTACCAATCGTAGGTACAATCTTTAAGAAGACATACTACAATTCGGTTCTTGGTCATAACGTATCAGAGCTAGTACTGCCTAAGAACCTTGTAGTTAACTACTGGGCTAAGAGTCTAGGTACTGCAGAGCGCATCTCAGAACTTATTCTTCTAAATAAGAGACAAATCAAAGAGCGCCAGATGTCAGAGATTTACTCTGACGTTGAGCTTGGTGATCCACAACCTGTCATTCAGCAGAATCAGCCTGTGGCTGTGATTCAAGATGACACAATGCCTTACGAAATCATTGAACAGCATACGTTCTTTGATCTCGATAAGGATGGCTATGCAGAGCCATATATCATCACTTTTGAGCGTTCTAGCAAAACACTGCTACGCATGGTAGCCCGCTTCGACGAAGATACTATGTATCTAAGTGACGATGGCAAGCTACAAAAGATTGATCCAATTCAGTATTACACAAAGTTTAGTTTCATTCCAAACCCAGATGGCGGGTTCTATGACATTGGATTTGGTGTCCTACTAGGACCATTAAACGAGTCAGTTAACACTCTAATTAACCAGCTTATTGATGCAGGTACGATTAACAACCTGCAGGGTGGTTTCTTAGGTAAGGGACTTAAACTCAAGATGGGTGATTCTGGGTGGACTCCTGGTGAATGGAAAACCGTCCAGACGGCTTCTGATGACCTTCGCAAGCAGATTGTTCCCTTGCCTGCTAAGGAACCGTCAGAGGTTCTCTTCCAATTGATGGGGACTTTAATTACATCTGGTAAAGAATTAGCCAGCGTAGCTGAAATCTTCGTAGGAAAGATGCCGGGTCAGAATACACCTGCAACCACAACAATGGCTACCATTGAGCAGGGGATGAAGGTATTCACGGCCGTATATAAGCGGCTGTACCGTGCTCTGTCAGAAGAGTATAAGAAGCTGTTTGATCTAAATCGTGTCTATCTAGACAATGACAAGTATGTCGCGGTACTAGATCAACCAGTTACCGTAGATGATTTTAATCGTAAACTATATGATGTATGTCCAAATGCCGACCCATCAACACCTACTCAGACCGAGAAGTTGATGAAGGCTCAAGCTCTACTAGAGCTATTACCAATTGGTATTCTAGACCCATTAGCAGTTGTTATGCGTGTGCTAGATGCACAAGAGCAGCCAAACATTGAACAACTTCTGAATGCTCAGATCAGAGAGACAGGGCAGTTTACTCCTCCTCCTGATCCAAAACTCCAAGAAATGGAGATGAAGCAGCAACTAGAGGAAGTTAAAGCTGCTGTTAAAATTCAATCTGAACAGCAAAAGATGGAACTAGAGAAGCGTGACCGTATCATGCAAATGATGATGAAGCAACAAGAACACGCCCAAGAAATGGAAAACAAGAGACAAACAGCAGTACTGGACGGCCAGATTGCTGAACATAAGCAGAGAATTTTCTCTGTTACTGAGCAAGCCAAAGTCAATCAACAGATGACTCAAAAGGATGTTCAGCATCGTCAGTCGATGGACCAAGCTAAGGAGAAACAGCAATTAGCGAAACAACAGACGAAGACTTCTTCCAAGCCTGGAAGAACCACGAAGTAACCAAACTGGTAATGCGAGAGTTTGATAAGCGAGCAGCTTTTCTAACTGAACAATTGCAGACATCAGCAGGTATTGATCCACACATGGATCGTTTCAATTCAGGTTATATTATGGCAGTTAAAGACCTGCTCCTAGTAGACCTAGATACAGTAACAGAACCTAAGGAGGTTGCATGATTATCCCAGCCGGTCATCGTGTTCTAGTTAAACAAACTGACTATGACGAACATGACGAAGTTTTCAAATCTGCTAAAGCAATGGGTATTGAAGTTGTTAAAGATAAACAAGTTCGGTATCAAGCAAGTGTAGATGAGGGTACCATCATTGCCGTAGGACCCACCGCGTGGAAAGACTTTGGTGGAGATTGGGCAGCAATTGGTGACAAGATTGTTTTTGCTAAAAATGCAGGCAAGGTTGTCAAAGACCCAGAAGATGAGGATACACACTATGTGGTCCTTAATGATGAAGACATTGTAGCTGTAATTAAAGGATAATTATGACAACCGAGAACCAAACCCCAGAAGGTACTGCACAACCACAAGAGAACCAGCGAGAGTATACACCAGTAGAGATTGAGGCTATTGAGCAAGGTTGGATTCCTAAAGAGGAATTCGACGGCGATCCAGCCCTATTTATTGATGCTCCTGAGTTCGTGCGACGCGGCGAGCTGTTTCGCAAAATTGAAACACAATCTCGTGAGCTAAAAGCTGTACGAAATGCCCTTGAAGCGATGAAGGTTCATCACTCAAAGGTTAAAGAAGCTGAGTACAATCGTGCTCTTAAGTCACTACAAGAGGCCCGTAGACAGGCCGTAGTTGATGGAGAACATGAGCGTGCCTTTGCCTTAGAAGAGAAGATTGACGAGATTAAGGAAGAGAAGCAGCAAATTGTAGATGCTGCTCAGGAACCTGTTGTACAGGAAGACACATACACACCTCAATTCCAATCATGGGTTGAACGCAATAACTGGTATGAGACAAATGATGTTATGCGTGCTACTGCCGATGCTCTAGGAATTAGGTTACACAAACAAGGGCTTTCTCCAGAGGAAGTCTTGCGGAAGGTGGAAGTGGAGATCAAAAAGGAATTTGCACACAAATTCAAAACTCCTGCTTCTAACCGTCCAAACCCGGTGGAGTCACCAACTCGTTCTGGCGGAACAAACGATAATTTTTCAATGACCGCGCAAGAAAAAGACATTATGCAAAAGATTGTACGAACCGGCGTTATGACTGAAGCCGAGTACATTAAAGAACTAAAGTCCACCCGTAAATAAGGAGATTATATGACTCGTGGTGCAAACAGCGCAAGTGCGCAACGTCCTAAGCGTACCCCTATTAATGGGCGGAATGTTCTAACTGTAACTGGCAAAGAGCCGGGCTATGTTTATCGAATTGTAAATGATGCTGGAGACAGAGTTCAACAATTCCTTGATGCGGGCTATGAAAAAGTTCTTGCCAACGATGTACAAGTTGGTGATAAAAGAATTAATTCAGCTAGCCCAGAAGGTTCAGTTGCTCAAGTAAGTGTTGGCAATGGTGAAAAGGCTATCGTTATGCGTATTCGTGAAGAATGGTATAAGGAAGACCAACTAGCCAAACAAGCTCACGTAGATCAACTAGAACAGACAATTAAACAAAATGTTTCTGGTGCTGATTACGGAACCGTGAAGATTTCTCGCGGACAAACCTAAATCTAAAATGCGCCGGAAGCCTTATTTGGAGAAATAACTATGGCTAGTGTTCTAGCAGGTTTTCGGCCTGTAAAACATATGAATGGCTCTGCCTATAATGGGCAAGTCAATCGCTATATGATTAGTGCCTCAGACACCGCCGTCACAAACGTCGGTGACTTTGTTCAACTTTCAGATAACAACGCACTAGTAGATAACACTACTGGTTTTGGTGTGTACCCTGCGGTTGAGCGTATTGGTTCAGGCACAGCAGTGCCGATTGTTGGTGTAGTTGTTGGTTTTGAACCAGATTATTCCAACCTAAACGCTGGTGCTTATCGCGCTGCGTCTACACGTCGTATTGCGCTTGTCGCCGACTCTCCTGATCTGATCTTTGCGGGTCCTCAGGATGCGGTTGGTGGTGTTGTAGCTGCGGCTTCTGTTGGTCTAAACGTTTCGATTAACTTAGGTACTGCGGCTTCTACAGCCCCATACGCCTCAGGTATGTCGGTCGATAGCTCAACTGTGGCGACAACTGCGACTATTCCATTGCAGATTATGGGTGTCACGGCTGCCCCTGACAATGATGAAACTTCAACAGCTCGCCCAGCCGAACTGCTTGTGCGTATTAACACACATGCATTCAACGCTGCTGGCCTAGCCGGTGTATAAGGAGTAAATCATGTCGATTATTACTAGTGGTAGTTTTGCAAAAGCCCTATGGCCTGGTGTTAACGCTTGGTACGGTAAGGCTTACAGTGAGTATCCAGTTGAATGGACCAAGCTGTTTGAACAATTTAAGTCAACTCGTCAGTTTGAAGAGGATGTTGGTGTTTCAAGCTTCGGCCTAGCGGTCGTTAAGCCTGAAGGCGCTCCAATTTACTACGATTCTGAGCGTCAAGCGTTCATCACTCGCTATCAGCATGTGACATACGCCCTTGGTTTCATTATCACTCGTGAAATCATGGAAGATGACCAGTATGATGTTGTCGGTCAGCGTAAGGCTCAAGGTCTTGCGTTCTCGATGCGTCAATCGAAGGAAATCATCGCTGCAAACGTGTACAACCGTGCTTTCAACTCCAGCTACACTGGTGGTGATGGTAAGGAACTTCTGGCAACAGATCACCCTCTGTTTGCTGGTGGCACATGGGCTAACGAACTATCGACTGCTGCTGACCTGTCAGAAGCATCCCTAGAACAAGCTCACATTGATATTGCTGGTTTCACAAATGACCGTGGTCTTCTAATCTCTGTCCGTCCTAAGGCTCTGATTATCCCACGTCAACTGATGTTTGAAGCCAAACGTATCACTGCCCCAACTGGCCGTCCTGGTACTAATACCAACGACGTTAACGCCATGAAGGCAATGGGTCTGGTTCCTGAGGTTGTTGTTAACCATTATCTAACAGACACCGATGCGTGGTTCCTACGTACTGACGCGCCTCACGGCATGAAGCACTTCGAGCGCCGTGGTGACTCGTTTGATATGGATAACGATTTCGATACAGAGAATGCCAAGTACAAGGCTACTGCTCGTTACAGCTTCGGCTGGACCGATCCACGTGGTCTGTTTGGTTCTCCTGGTGCTTAATTGATTTAGGCGTTGGGTTCGGGACATAACATCCCTGATTAAATAGAAGGTTTTCTAGCCCACCCTTTTTAAGGAGAATTTATGGCGGTATCAAATCCAAACATGAGTTACCCACGTCCGCGTGGCAGTCAATGCAAGATCATTCCGATTGCTCGTACAGACAGCTCCACACTGAAATGTGTCCTACCTAAGGATGCAATTATCATTGGAGTTTATGTACATCAAACAGTGAATGCCTCTACTGCGGCTGGTGCTTTCAACCTAGGTTGGAGCGGCGCGACGACAGGTATCATCAATGCCTTTAGCATGGCTACTACTGCGGTTGGTTATACAACTGCTGGAACTGCTACAGGTGCACAGGTAGGCGTAAAGCTAGATTCTGACAAGCAAGTGATTGCTACTTACACAGTAGGTTCATCTACTGCCGGTGGCACAGGCTATGTCAAGATTGAGTACTTCATCGCAGGCCCTGGCGAAGGATACGACGATTAATATTACAGGGGGAGTTACATCCCCCTATTTTCTAAGGGGAATTCATGGGAGCTGCTCACAGGACTGCAAATGCAACTGTAGGTGCACATGATGCTAAAGCGGTCACAGCCAGTGACTCCACAATTATTGAAGTCACACGTGGCTTGTATGTTGGAGGTCTTGGTGATGTCGCAGTTCGTATGGCAGACGGCACTTCTGTTACATTTTCAAACGTTGCAAATGGAACACTGTTACCAATTCAAGTAGACAAAGTTCTTTCAACTGGAACAACTGCAACACTTATTCTAGCACTTTATTAAAGGATACTTATGGCTACTTTTACAAAATTCAATGCATTCGTAGAAAACGTTGCTGAAGGGGTACACAATCTCGGAAGCAACCAACTTGTTATTGCATTGACAAATACTGCGCCAAGCGCAGCTAACTCCGTATTAGCGGACATTACTCAGATTACATATACAAACTTATCAAGTAGAAACGTAACTACTTCTTCAAGTTCTCAGACAAGCGGCACATACAGTCTTGTATGTACTGATCTTGTTCTGACGGCTTCTGGCGGCTCAGTAGGTCCTTTCCGCTACGCTGTGTTATATAATGACACACCAACTTCTCCAACCGACCCATTAATTGGTTACTGGGACTATGGTTCATCTGTTACGCTTGCCAGTGGAGAAACATTTACTGTTGATTTCGGAGCTAACGTACTAACACTAGTGTAATGGCGACACTGAGACTAACTCACCGCACAACTCCGATTAGTGGAGGCTCATCTGGAACATTGGATTCAGACTGGGCCGCCAGATCAACTGCGTCCGGTGTTTTCTTTGCTCAGAACTTCGACACCGATGCGTCGGTCACAAACAATATCTGGACTGAATCTAAAAGAGTTCGCCGGGATACGCTGTTAAAGCGCAGCGGTAGCGGCGCGGTGCGCTTCGACAAGCCTGCCAGCGACGGAGCCTCGTCTGGTCAGATCAGACTGCGTTTCGATGGAGTAAACAGCACGAGTGGGTCAAGCTCGGTAACGCGAGGAAATGGCACCGAAACGTGGTACCAATGTACCATCTACACGCCTGAAGGCATCCTCCGCTGGAAACCGGAGCACACGGTCGGTTCTGGTGATGGAGGTATGAAATACCTGTGGGTTAGTGGTGGAGGCAGTAGCTCCAACACGGTGGCTGAAATCGTGGTCACCAACCTAGCGTACACAGGTTTTCCAGTTCCGTACTACCAAGACGGAAGTAGCTTTGCCGACTTTTACAAATACAACGTGAGCACACCAAACACGGGCAGTGGTGGTAACATCCGTCTGACTCCTGCAATCAATGATGGCTCACCTACAACACCTACAACTGACAAGCAGTACAAGCAGCGGTATGGCCTGTTATACGCAGACAACACTCCTGGTGGTGGCCTGTCGTGGACGCCAAGCCCAGGTGATACATACGTTGCTGGTTATCCAGACCCAGACGCCTTACAGTCCGGCCTACCGCCACTGACACGCGACGGTTGGACAACTCTTATGTTAAGAGTAAAGATTGGCACATTAGGTACGGCAAGTAGTGAAGTGGATTTTTGGGCAGGTCCTCCTGGAGAAACCCCAGTAAAAATTATTTCTGCAACAAATGTGACTCTTGGAAATGAACCTCATGGGGCGTTTTGGCATGCAGCATACGATACCGAACGCACACCAAATAGTTCTGGAGTGCCCGATACATTTACGCTCGCTACTGAGTTTATTGCATCGTCGCAAGCAATTGCGTGGCCGGCAGTTAAGGGTCGCCCGGCTTGGATCGAATCAATGCCGATGATGACTTGGACAGAAGTACCGAATACATCATATCAATATGCAATGTCTGGCTATTCGGCCGCAGGAAAGCAGGGTATTACCGCTTATAGTGGTGCATTTGTTACTCATACCGGCATAGGATTTTTTGGGGGCGGACATTCTGACTATGACGGAAACGAAGTTTTATATTGCGATTTAAGCGCAGAAACTCCACAAACTGTTGTGCTTAGGGGACGCAGTAGCCCTGCGGCCAATGACACGCCTTATGCTGCGGATGGACGGCCAGTATCTAGACATACGGCAGGACACATACATTACATTAGCAGTCTCAATAGGATGATGGCTTTCGGAGGCTTTGCAATGAGTACTACTCCTAACGGATTTACTAATGTTGATGGTTTCAATATGGCCACGAACGATTGGGATTCTGCAGGTACTTGGGCTAGCACACCGGAACAAGATAACGTAGCTCACTGGGCGGTTAAAGATAAGCATGAAAATTTATATTATCAATCAACTGCTAACTCCACTTTATATAGATGGAATAAAACTACGAACACGTGGACTAATTTAGGGGCTCGCAGTGCGTATAACTACGACGCCTGCGCTGTGCTAGACCCAGTGCGCAACCGGATCATCCGTCTTGGATCATCTCCTGCTCGCTTTGACCTTGACTCAAGTGCTGCCGAAACGTCTGTAACGTTTTCGGGTGTCGGCGGAGGAACTGGTCAGAGCACTTCGGCGATTTGGTGTCCTGATCGTAACACAATCCTCACTAAGCCATGGAGCGGAACAACGGTGTACGAGATTGATCCAGCAACGTTTACGGTGTCTACTCTTTCAGTTTCAGGCACTCCTACAGCACCGGATACTCCAGCATATGGTAATCTTTATGGACGCTTCAATTATATTGAATCCCTAGGATTAGTAGTAATGGCCCCGGCCTACTCTAGCAATCTATGGGTTTTTAGAACAAGGTAATTTATGGCACGTACTCTTGTTGTCTCCCGGAACTTCAACGCCGACGCCGACGGTGCGTTCCCTGCGGGGTTCACCGACCTCAACAGCTACAACGGTGTTGTGACGGTGGCCAACGTCTCCGGCACGGCCGGCCTGTTCCGCAACGACTACGGCAACCCGGCGGATGCCCGCGACACCGGCACCTTCAGCGCCGACCAGTACGCCAAGATCACGGTCAGCGGGTTCACCGGCTCGAACGCAAACGACCAGGTCGGCGTGTGCCTGCGCCTGGGAACGGCGACTGTGGGAGGCGCGGGCGTCAACGGCTACCGCATCAAGGTCACGGACGGCGGAGTCGGGGCTCGCACCATCCGCGCGTACTCGGTGGTCAACGGGGTCGAAACTCAGATCGGCTCGACCGTGACGATGGCGCTGGTCGACAACGACGAGCTGCTGGCCGAGATCATCGGCTCGCTGCTCTCGGTCTACATCAACGCCGCGCCGCTGTCGGGGCTCACGTCGGTCACCACCACGACGCACGCCACCGGCAACCCGGGCATCATGGCCTCGCTCGGCAACAACGGCACAATTCGCGGGGACAACTATGAGGCCGGCAACGTCACCGCCGGCGGTGGGAGTACGTTACCTGCCGACTCCGGTACATTTGCTTTGACTGGCGCAGCAGCTAATCTACTATTTAATAGAGCAGTAGTAGCTTCTTCAGG